TTTGGACTTCCTAAATGATAATGCTGCTGCAACAGTTATCCCTACATTACGTGCTGCTTATGGCACTACTGTAACATGCGTGATTAAGCAGACAAGTGCTGCCGTATCTGCAACTAACCCTTCATACACAGCATCTGTATTGGTTAATAACTTACAGAATGTAAATGGCGCAGTAGCTGATATATCATCACAAAGCATTACATTTACCTGCAACAGCACAGTAGCTGTAGCAGTAGCATAAGGAGTAGTAATGGCAAAGCTAAAGATAACAAGGGCTAATGGTGAAGTATCTGAACACAAGATTACGCCAGGTGTCGAGTACGCTTTTGAGTTAAAGTATGGCGCAGGAATTAGTAAAGTCCTACGTGACCACGAACGGCAGACTGAGATTTACTTCTTAGCGCATGAGTGCTTACGTAGGGCTAACGTAACTGTACCTATATTTGGTATTGAGTTTATTGACAGCTTAGAAACTGTCGAGGTATTAGACGAAGAAAAAAAATAGTACAGCGTGATTCCACGCTCTATGCGATAGCAAGTTTGTCTGTAGAGCTAGGGATTGCGCCTAATGAGTTTATAAATATGGACTCAGAGATGCTACGAGCAATTGTGCAGGTACTAAGCGATAGAGCAAAGGAGATCAAAAATGCCAGCAGTCGAGGTCGTAGGCGTTAAAGATGTCCTAAAAGGCTTAGAGTTTATTGACGAAGATATGCGACAAAGGATTAGGACTGCTATAGATCCTTTAATGCGTGGTGTAGCAAGTAAGGCTAAAGGATTTGTGCCAGATAACGGCAGCGTATTATCAGGGTGGAGTAAACCAAGTAACCCAGCAATAAACTTCAAGCCATTTCCAAAATATGACGCTGCTATTGTTAAGTCTGGTATTGGATATAACGCAGGTGAAAATCAAACATTTAGAAACGGATTTAAGATTAGCAACTACGTCTATAACGTAAGCGCAGCTGGTCGCATATATGAGACTGCAGGTCGTAATAATCCACAAGGTCGTGCGCCATTCCAGCAGATTAATCCTGGCACACCCAACTCACCAGTTGGTGCAATACAAGGATTTGAGGGTACTAGAAGAGCTAGAGAATATACTTATAATAAATCTACTAGAGAATACTCATCTAACAATCCTTTTGCAGGTTACCAGTTTGTAACATCTATGCCAGGACTTACATCACAGCCTAGGATTAAAGGCGTACGAGGTGGCACAGGTAAAAAGACAAAGGGCAGACTTATTTTTAAGGCGTGGTCTCAGGACAGCTCTAAGGTTTATGATGCAATACTGCAAGCAATAAATTCTACAGCTATACAATTTAACAAATCTACAGAAATTAAGAAGGCAGCCTAATGGCCAATGTAGTTGTCTCGGCTATTGCTACCTTTAATGGAAAGGCACTTAAAAAAGGACAGAAGGATATATCCGCCTTTGATAAGCAAGCACAAAAACTAGGCAAGACTTTTAATCGCGTCTTTGCTACTACAGCATTAGTTGCATTTGGCAAAAAGGCTGTTAATGCGTTTGCAGCTGATGAGAAGGCCGCTAAATCACTAGAAATACAATTAAAAAACACAGGCAATGCATTTAGAGTTGACGAGGTAGAATCTTATATTGCAGGTCTACAAAGTGTATATGGTGTTCTTGATGACCAGCTTAGGCCAGCTTTTCAGACTTTGCTCAACGCGACGGGCTCAGTTACTTTAAGTCAGCAGGCTTTAGAAACTGCATTAAACGTAAGTGCTGGCACAGGTAAAGATCTAGCAACAGTCGTAGCAGCTATAGCTAAAGGCGCATCAGGTAGCACAACATCAATAGCCAGATTAGGCACAGGATTAGATAAAGCAACAATAGCCACTGGCGATATGAATTTAATTATGGAAGCCCTTGATGCCAAGTTTAAGGGTCAGGCATTAGCAAGATTAGACACCTACGCAGGCAAAATGGATATATTAAAGGTCAATGCTGGTAATGCTACAGAAATTATAGGCAAAGGGTTAATAGATGCTTTAATGATTATAGGCAAAGATAATTCAATACAAGGTGCTGCAGATTCTATGAATAGTTTTGCTTTGGCTATTGCCGATACAATTAGGGGATTAGGCACTTTAGTTGGCGAAGTTAAAAAGTTTATGGAAACTGATGTAGGAAAACTATTATCAGGCCTAGCATTTCTTGTGTTTGGATCAAAAAAACTAATTATTGGTGGTGCGCTGGCTTTAATTGGTTATGATATAGGTAAAACACAGAAACCATCATCTAACTTTACATATGGGTCAGGTAATCCATTTCAAAAAGCAGAAATTAAAGCCATTAAAGATGCTGTCTATTATCGTAAGCAAGAGAATGCTGCACTAAAAGCAAAAACTGCCCTAGATGCATTACGAGACAAGTTCGACATAGAGCGCATAGGACTTACAGCCGCATTAAACGCTGCTACAGATGATGAGACTAAATTGCGTCTCAAAGCACAATTAGCTATATTAGATAATAACGAGGCTTTGGCTAAGAAGTTACTAGCTGAAATGGAAGGCACTAAAGTTACAGTCGAATTGACTAAACAATTTTACGCACTAAGCGAGGCTACTAAAGCATTACTAACTAGCTTTGGCGTTGACCCGTCACAGGTAGGCCCAGGAGGTACTATTTTAGGCGGCGCAGGTGGGCGTGTAGGTAACCTTGCAAACACTTCTATAAATAACCCTAGCTTTGCTAGTAGCGGTGCAGGTATGGATCTAGGTTTAGCACTTGGATTTACGCCAGGCAGTAGATCAAATGCTGCACCACAGGAAATTGTAGTAACAGTAAACACTGCTAATGCTGGCGATAGATTGAGTCAGGCTATTGCAGAATCTATACAAATTGCTACAAAGAATGGATATAGCACAGTGCCAGCAGGTCAAGGCTTCTAATGCCAATACCTGTAATAAATGCTGTAATTAACTTTAGCACTGGGCCTAGTTTTGCCCAAGCCATGATATTAGATACAGGCATATTAGATACAAATGTACTAGCCGATAGCGCAGCTGTAATTGTGGATGTGTCTAATCAAATTAACCGCATAGAGACTAACCGAGGCCGTACAGCTCTATCAGATCAATTTCAAACAGGCTCACTTACTTTACGCATCGTAGATCAAAATGGCGACTTTAATCCGCAAAATGTTACTGGCCCGTATTATAATTTATTAACACCTATGAAGAAGGTGCAGATTACTGCAACTTACGGAAGTGTTACTTATCCTATATTTTCAGGTTTTATTACCAGCTTTACAACAACTTACCCAGATGAGTCTGGTGAAGATTTAGCCATGACAACCATACAAGCTGTTGATGCATTTAGATTAGCTCAGGTAGCACAGATCAGCACAGTTACAGGTGCTATTGCAGGCGACTTATCAGGCACACGTATTAACGAGATACTAGATGAAATTGACTGGCCAGCGACTATGCGTGATGTAGATGCAGGGCTTACTACTATGCAGGCAGATCCTGGCACTAACCGCACAGCACTGCAAGCTCTAACTACTGTAGCCACGTCTGAGTATGGCGCACTATACGTAGATGCTAGTGGATCGTTTGTATTCCAAGATAGAGACGTAACTGCAGGATCTATTGGCGGCACACCTACAGTCTTTGCAGATAATGGCACAGGTATAGATTACTTTGATGCCAGTTGGATTCTTAACGATGTGCTTATATTTAACAAAGCCACTATCACTAGGTCAGGTGGCACAGCACAGGTAGCGTCAAACCAAGACAGCATCGACAAGTATTTTTTACACAGCTACTTTTTAGACAACCTACTTATGCAGACCGATGCCGTAGCCCTAGATTACGCACAGGCTTATGTAGCTAGTAGAGCTGAGACAAGTATTCGAGTTGACTCTATCGTGCTAGACCTATACACAAACAATTACAACACAGGCATTATTGCAGCCCTAGACTTAGATTTCTTTGATCCTATAAAGGTAATTACTACACAGCCAGGCGGATCTACCTTAGAGAAAACATTACAGATTTTTGGTGTACGCATGAACATAACACCGAATAGTTGGAAAACCACGTTCACGACATTAGAGCCAGTCATAGACGCATTTATCCTAAATGATACGATTTATGGCACTTTAGACTATAATGTCCTAAGTTACT